CTTTGATGTGAGCAACCACAAGACATTTGTTTGTAAAACAGTCCGGCAGGAACTAGGTAGTGATTTCCACAAGAACATTCGCATTCCCATTTGTACCGATTTCCAATCCTTATTTGTTTAATTGCTTTACAGCCATAATCGTTAATTTTACCAGTAAGATCAGTTGGCTTATAGTGATTAGCTTCGGCAAAACATCCGCAAGATTGAGTTCGACCAGATGTTAGAGCATCGTATCTTACAGTTTTTGTATTTCCACATTCACATTTGCAAATGGCATAAACTTTTCCTTTTTTTCTATAAGCATCTATGATAGTTAATTTTCCCCACTTTTCTCCATTAAATTCATTTGTATATTGTGGTGCGTTTTTGCATTCTTCGGAGCAATATTTTGCACTTGGTGCCCCATCAAAAGTCTTTCCACAGACAACGCATTCTTTTAAAGACACAAACAACCACTCCTTCCTTTTGATAAATTATACATACAATGATAAATACGGTCAATATCATAGCTAAAATTAGAAATATATCTTGTATCAAATTGACAAAAATCCAACGTTAATATACTATAAAAGCAGATATTAACAAAACTAATATGTGAGGTGCGAGTATGGCTTTTGTTAACAAAAATGAAGGATATATCAGCTATGAGTGTTCTGAGTTGATAGAAGAATTGACGCAGGATATTGTAGAATTTGGAAGCTCTAAGATTGTTGCTGTATGGTGCAAAGAGATTCAAGGAACTACTGTTTATACAAACTATGATTATATTACCGAGAATCAACCAATTGATGAATCTGAACTAGAACAAGGAGAATATTTAAAGGAAATGACAATGGGTGCGTTACTGACAGCCTTAGAAGCACAAAATGCAATGTTATAAAATAATTTAGGGAGTGGTTTTATGCCAATGGATTGGCTTGGCTCTGTTGGAAAGACAGTAAATGGATACAGAATATTGGAAGCATATAAAAAGAACGGAAAAACTATGATTAAAGCTGAATGTCCTAAATGTGGAAGACAGTACAATGTTGGATATGATGCTATGAGTAGGAAGAAACCTTGCATTTGCTGTAACAAAAACAGGATGAAAGATATCACTGGTCAGCGATTCGGAAGGCTTATTGCTTTAGAGCCTGTCGGAAGGTCAAATAATGGTGGTGGCGTAATATGGCTTTGCCAATGCGATTGCGGTAACATAACAAAGGCTGAACAAGGTAAATTAGCAATAGGAGCTGTTAAAAGTTGCGGATGCTTAAAGAATGAAGCAGAGAAAAAGCAAGGTGATAGGCTTATTCAGGAAACCATGAAAACGTGTGTTGACGGGACCAATATTAAGAATTTATCATCGAAAGTAGGCAAATCAAATACATCTGGAATACGTGGAGTCAGTTGGAACAAAAGACGTAAGAAATGGCAAGCATATATAATGTTTAAAAAGAAGATGTATCATCTTGGAATGTATGATAAAAAAGAGGATGCTGCAAAAGCAAGAAAAGAAGCAGAAGATAAGTATTTTAACGCATTTCTTGATGAATATAACAAAAACATGAATAACATTGACTAAATTAAGAAAACATAGTAATATAATAGTACAAACAACCACAATATATATTCCAAGGACGTAAAAGGATCAGAGATTTTTTCTCTGGTCCTTTTTCCTGTAAATAAAATTATCTTTTTGCTACCATAAAAATAAGGAGGGCAGAAAGAATGATACATACAGCATTTGATGTAATGAAAGAATATATGATCACAGGTGCGAAACTGGACGGTAAATATCAGTTTCCAGTTATACCGGCTGCATTTTATGAACCGTTTGATACGATAGATTTTGCAGACAGCTTTAAGCGGTCAATCAAGAATCATCGAGAATTGAACGTTAATTTTTATATACATGATAATGCATTTGAAAGAGTGTATGCTAATCCTGATAGATACTTAGATCACTTAAGATGCTTTCACAGCGTGTGTGGATTAGACTACAGCATAGCTTCTGGCGAACAAGGAATGCCATTTGCAATGCAAATCTGGAATAAGTATAGAAATCATGCACTAACATATTATCTTGGCTTAAATGGAGTAAAAATGATTCCAAATATCAGTATACTATCAGAGGATTGTTGGGACTGGTGTTTTGATGGATATACCATAGGCAGCAATGTTGCGTGCAGCACAAACGGTAGAATGAAATCTAAGGCATCAAGGATTGATTTTTGTAACGGGTTCTATGAGATGTGTCGAAGATTACAGCCTAACAAGGTTATTATCGTTGGAAGACTGCCAAAAGAACTAAAGTCAGAAGTTCCGATCATAAATTTAAAAAGTAGAAATCAGTTAATGGAAGAAAGGTTGGGTAGAAAATAATGGGAACATCAACACAATATACGAGTGTCAGGAAGAAAAACGAACGCAGTAAGCAGAAGCAGAGAAGACAGCGGTTGAATGGATTGGTTCAGAACAGGAACCAAAGAAAGCAAAAAAATAAAGACGATTCATTAAATGTTTTGTGATTAGCAAAATAGCTAACACCGATTTTAACGGCGTAGAATATTTTGTGCAAATTTCACAAACAAAAATTTCCGTCTCATGAGCAACTTTTCCCACCCACTTTTTGGTCCAGATTTTGGGTGGATTTTTCCAGTTGGAAATATTTAGAATCCAAAAATTTTGAGATTTTTTTGGAATTTTTTTCAATTTTAAATACAAGTAAAAATTTGGAAGCTGCTCTTGAATGGGCAGAAAACCAGAATTTTTTGTATACTGCCAATTTTTTACTATTGGGCATGTTGCACAAAATCAAACTAGATCCGGCATAGTTAAAAAATTGCATAATAAACGCAAGTATACAATTATATATTAGCACGAATTTTGCAATAGTTCAATAAAAAAAGACGGTTCGCACCGTCTTTTTTAGTTTCTTCTATTATATGCTGTTTTTTCGTTCAAGCTTTTCTTGTATTGCTTCCCAGATGAAGCCGTTAAGGCTTTGCGAACCGATTTCATTTTTTATTCGTTCCTTTTCTCCTTTTGGTATGCATAAGCTAATACGATCATACGCCTTTAAATTATACTTATTATTTGCGACTGTTCGCGCATTTCTACCGTCTTTTCTTGGTGGGCGTGGCATTTTATCAACTCCTTTTCTTTTTTTCTTCTTATTATAACATTTTATTAATCATTGCACAACTATATAAATTGCACAATAAAAGTATACTTACACAATGGTATTTTTGTAATGTTTTACATATTGAATTATGTACTTACACAATGATATAATAACATCAAGTTAAAGGTACAGAACACAAATGATTAGGAGGTACAACGATATGAGATATTTTACAGCAAAAAATCTTGAGGAACTAAGAAAAGAATATAAAAAGTTAATGGTTAAAAATCACCCTGACAACGGCGGAGACGTTGCAGCATGTCAGGAAATCACAGCAGAGTATAAGAAACTGTTTGACATGTTCAAGGCAGGGCAGACACCAGACGAAGAAAAGAAAAATACATTTGATTATAAGGCAGACGAAGCCTTAAGAAATGTAATCAATAATATAGTTTCTTTTGACAGTGTAAATATTGAGGTTGTCGGCTCTTGGATATATTAACGACTGGGTACGATTAGAAGAGTACAGAACGAAGGAAAAAATAACAGACGTAGAAAAAATCAAAGAAATGATTGAAAAGAAAAAGCGGTATTTTAGAAATGAGATCATGAAAGAAAAAAGCCGTTTGAATAAATTAGATCATGCGTTTGTAGAATTTGAAACGGCGTACACGAAAGCGCTCGGACAGCTTGCATATGATCTTGATTGTACGGAAAAATTCGACAGTTTGTTCTATCAAATTACAAAAATTGTAACAGGTAATTAAAAACAAAAAAAAGGAGTGATATTATGAAATATTTTAAAAACTGCAAAACATTAAAAGAACTGAAAGACACATATAAAAAATTACTGAAAGAGAACCACCCAGACAACGGCGGCGATCTGGAAGTTATGAAAGAAATCAATGTTCAATTTGATTCTGTTTTTCCGATTTTCAGGGATCAGGCAGCAAAAGAAGCAGCAGAGCCGGAGGAAGTAAAAAAAGAAACTGCCGGAAGTGTAAGACGTAATTTTTACACTGCTTTTGGTTGGGAGGGTTCAAGATACGATTCTAGTTTGACATTAAAAGAGATTGCGAAAATTGTACGAGGATACGTAAAAAAGAAATATCCTACTTGTAAATTTAGCGTTAGAACGTCATATGGCAGCATGTGTCAATCTTTAATTGTTAAATTATTAGAGTTTCCGCAACAAATGTTCATGACAGCCGAAGAACTAAAAGAAATCTGGTATACACCGTTTTCATATGTGGATAGCGAAGGAAAGACGGTAACAACTACTTCCATAAGTGACACAATTCAAGATTTATTTAACAAGATGCAGAGAAATTACATCTTAAAAAACGAAGATTTTACACAGGAAGAATTTTTGAATTGTTACACGGAAACAGTATTTGAAAAAGGACAATTCTTTTACGGTGTTCCAACAGAATATTTCAAAAGCGTAGTTGATGATGTAAACGCCTTTATTGCTTCATACAACTATGACGACTCCGACGGCATGATTGATTATTTTAGTTGTAATTTTTACGACGGTAAAGTAAGTTACAATGATTGTAAATTTGTTCCAAAAACTGCGAGAATTAAAAACAAAAATGCGACACCGGCAGCAAAGACAAAGAAAAAACAGGATAAAAAAGAACAGGGAGCAAAACAGATTGAAAAAGTAACGGAAGTTACTTATAAGATCACAAAAGGCGAAGACACGCGCGATATGTCCGAGTTGTGGGTGGTAAGAATCAATGAAAATCTAAATAAGCAAGATTACATTGAACAGAATAAAAAAATGAGTGATCTTGGCGGATACTATAGTAAATTTAAGCATGGATTTATTTTTAGATACGATCCAAGCGAAAAATTAGCGTAAAGGAGGGCGGAAAAATGAAAATATGTGAGATGTGCAATGTACTTTTTAATATGTCACTCGGGTTGGACTACGCAGACGGCGCAGACAGCAACAAAGAAGAACTTGACATATTAGAAACGGAAATAAAAGAAATTAAAGATAAGGATAAATCTTTGTACTATGTACTAGAAAGCATAGCAGAGCAAAACAAAGATTTTAAAAATTTTCCAGTTAACAGCGACGGAGGTTTTACAAGATGAAAAAAATAGATTTATTAATTGTTATAAGTAGTTTTATAATTGCCGGGATCATTTTTACAGCGATCCCGGGGGCTTTTATTCTTGGATATTTAGAAATTGTACTTGGTGCAGCGTATGCAATAGGTAAATGAGTAGAAGTGATAAGAATTTTAGCGTATGACCGCGGAATATAATCCACGGTCATATATCTTTTTAAAGATTATTTTTTTATTGACTAGATCGAAAAAAAGAAGTAAAATCAAAGAAAAAAGCAGGAGGGAAAAAATTAAATGCTAGTTTACAAAATAAATGTAATAGAAGAATTAAAGGAAGCCGGTTACAATGCTACCAGAATAAGAGATGAGCGCCCAATTAGTCAAAACGCGATGCAAAAGATAAGAAAAGGCGAGATGATCGGAATCAAAACGCTTGAACAGCTTTGCAAGCTGCTAGACATGCAGCCGGGGAACATAATCAAATATGTAGAAGATTAAAAAATAATCTTAAAAAAGATTAAAAAAGTATTGACTTTAATCTTTAAAAAGATTATAATAAAGACAGTTAAAGGAGATAAGTAAAGAAAGAAAAGGAGATTGAAGTCATGAAAAATATTTATTTAACAGAGGAACAAAAAAGAAAATTAAGCTATGCAGGGAAAAGACTAGATGAAGAGACAGAAAAAGAATTACTAATCATTATGGAAGATAATTGTACAAAAAGCGAAGCCGTGGACCATTTAAGTAATGGGACGGTAGTGTACGAGAAAGAAGAATTTGAAAAATTCTTTGATCAATACATGAACGAATGGAACTGTGACGAAGAAGAAGAAGCAGAGTACAAAAAAATGATTGAAAGCAATGAACCGATCAATATTAATGACTGGGGCGTTGTGGAATATGAAGGAAAAACTTATTTAATCAGCTATGTATTATAGATTTAAAGGAGGGTGCAGCTATGATCAAAAAAGAAGAAATTTTAAAGACGTTAGAAGAAAAATACATCGGAATGAACTGGAACGATGTGGATTATGACGAAATCATTTGTGATTTCGAGGACTACGAAGAAAATGGAGAAACGTACGTTGTCGTAGGTGATAAACAGTATTTTACAGATGATAAATTCACAGTTTCCGCATATATAGACACTAATAACTCAACTTTATTTATTTTCAGTGTAAAAAATAACATTGTTGATACTGTCTGGATGCAAGAAAGAAGTTAATAGTTCCATATTGGATTGTGCGAAATATACGCATGATTAGAAATAACAAAATATTAGTAAAAAGGAGATAAAAATTATGAGTAAAAGAAAAGTCATGGAATCATTAGCGAGTAGAGTGGAAGAAAAGAAAAATACAGTATATTTTACAGAAAATCATCCGAACGCAGGAGTTGACGATAGCCTGTGGGGATACAAGTATTTCTTGCTGTACAAGAATACATTCGGAGTTTTTCGAAAATACAAATCGCAACAAGAAGCGATAGAAGATATGACGGAAATTTTAAAAGAAGAATAAAAAATATATAAAAAAGGAGAATGAAAAATGAAAACAAGAGAGTATTATTACGGTGCCGAAGCCTTCGGTGCTGAATGGGAAGAAATGAAAAAAAACATTCTCGCAGAAATGCGGGAAAAATACAAGAACTGCAATGTTCAAGACGTGGATGTGCTTGAACAAATGCCATTTGATCATGACGGACATCATGCCACAGGGTATGAAGTCTTAATTGATGGATGTTGGGAATATGATTACGAAGAATAGAAGGAGAATAAAAATGAAAAATAGATTTAAAATTTTCGCCAATTATGGCGTTTTAGCAGCAGAAAAAAGAACTGTTTATAGTTACATGGCTCCGCAGTCTGATATTTATGATGATGTGATTGTAGAGTTACCAGAAAATGACAGCTTTAGCCTGTACGAAAACTACATGGGCGATTTGATGGTAGAAACAACGTGGGGCGATCGCTACACCGTTGATGATGTTTTAAACGATTTACATGATAAGCCGTTATTTAACGCATTAGAGAATGGCAATAAATGGCATCGGGTATATTTAAATATCATAGAGGACGAAGACGAATGAAAAAATATAGAACAAAAAAGGCTTGCTTGGATTGTGGCAAGTCTTTTTACGGTAGTGCAGATAAACTGTATTGCGACGAATGCGCGAAAAAAAGAAAATCTAATGTAATGAGAATTAGAGTGTGTAGGATGTGTGGCAAAGAGTTTTCCGGCGGTCCTAGAGCCTTTTATTGTCCGGAGTGTAGAAAAATACGAACCAAAGAAGCGCAAAAAAGATTTAGGCAAGGAAAGACCGCTAAAAGGAAGCTTGGGAGTGTCGATAAGTGCGAGCTGTGCGGCAATGAATACATTGTAACGGCAGGCAGACAAAAATATTGTTCAGAAAAATGTCAGCATGAAGCAGGCTTATTATTGCAAAAAGAATATAAAAGTGCTTATAATAAAGAGACAGAACAGACAAAAAAGAAGTTGGAAAAGAACAGCAAAAAGCAAAAAATTTGCGAGTATTGCGGTAAAAAATTTCATTCCAAAATCGCAAACAATACTTGCAGTGATTACTGCCGGAACAAACAGGCGCAGATCAGAAACGCAAGGGCACGGATTAACCGGGGCGAGAAAGTAAATCTTGACACGCTGTTGAAAGAAAGAGACGAGTATAGAAACAAAGGAGGTACGTGGATGAATGTAAAAAACCAGCATGGGAAAGAAGTAAATTTTGACGAAGCGCTAAAATTAATGGATGCAGATTTACGAGAAAATGTAGCATATGAGTTAAGTCTTTCATCAGATCAAGAATTTTTTAATAAATACGCCGAAGCACACAAGAAAAAATTCGGGGTCACTTGGGAACCAGATCGAGAAAAATAAGAATAAAAATCTGAAAGAAGTTCTTCGCGGAGCTTCTTTTTTTGTGCGACTTTTTAAACGTCACGGCGTTTTTTGAGTCTCAAAATTATAAAGATTTTATAAATTTTTATTGACGATCTAAAGTCGAAATATAACGGTGCCGGCGGTGTATGGTCCGCGTATTTTGGCCAATAAGAGTGTTTTATATGGCTGTATAAGCGACGGAAACGCCGTATATTAGTCTTTAAATTTACGCTTGCAATAAAATTATCTTTAGTTCAATGTATTAATTACAGGGTATTATATAAGCCCTTATGAATATTTAAGATTATTATTTAATGCTTTAGAGTGATAAAGTAAAAGGTGGTGAGAACGTGAAGGATTTAGAAGTTTATGAGAATGAGATTGATATATACGCAGATGATTATATTAAATCTTTAGCTAACGAGGAGGATATATATAAAGTGTCTACGTTTAAGGGGATGCTTAAGCATATATTTAAACATGTATTTAAAGCTAAGAAGAGTGATAAGACGTTATACCAACTTAAAACAAACATAGATACTAGCGATATAGATACGATCAATGAGATCTGGGATATATATACATCACTCTGTTATAAATATAATCATAATCCTTCGTTGTTGGGGTTCTCTTTATTGACTGGGATTAACGATGATACGTTCAACAGTTGGCGTACTGGTGAGGTTCGGGCAAGCTCTGGACATTCCGCCGCTGTCAAAAGATGGAAAAAAGAATGTGAGTTGGCTCTGGCAGACCGCACAAGTGAACAAAACTCTGTAGGTTCAATGTTCCTTCTCAAAAGCTGCTACGGGTACAGCGAACAGCAAACGGTTAACATCATTGACCAGACGGGACTGCCAAAAGAAAGCAGGGCAGAGATCGCAAAGAAGTATGCAGAGCATCAACAACTACCACAGAAACCAAATCTATAAGCATAATATATATATCATAAAAGCATTATGCACAATAAGACAATAATAATAATATATATAGTTGTGCAGTATCACAATAGATATATAGTGATCTATAACTTAAACCATTGTTTAACGTATAGATTGATTGTGTGGTGTAAAGATATATGCAGACTACACAATAAAGCTTGTTTGTTTTGTGCATGTTGTACAAAGTAAAGGGAACGGCAGAAAAGACGGGGTACCCCTCACAGGAGACCGCCCACGCCGCCGGAGTTAGTGCCAAAAATTCCCCAAAAAACAAAAGAGCCTTTTTAGGCATACAAAGAAATTAATATATAACTCATAACACACAGAGAGGATATACAAGAATGATTGAACATCAAAACTATTACAATCCCGGAAAGTATGAAGCAAAAGATGTGATTAGAGACTGGGATTTAAATTTCAACTTAGGCAATGCAGTAAAGTATATATGCAGAGCAGGTAAGAAAGACCCAAACAAACTTGTTGAGGACTTAGAGAAAGCAGCAACGTATATCAACTTTGAACTTGAGTATTTAAAAAATAAGTCAGGAGCAGTGAAACGATGAGATATTTATATAACATGTTTGTAGTTGGTGTTTCAGTGTATGCAGCAGTAACATTTGGAACTGGTTGGTTGTTTTTGTTGATGTTATTAATTTTAGGAGTTGAGTAGATGATCACAAAAGCTATTGTTACACTCTGCAATATTGTATATGCATTGATCATCAGATGGTTTATGAAAACAGCAAAAACAAATGATAAAGCAACGATCGTAGGTTTTTCATCCATGATTCTCTTATATGCGTTAAACATTGTTGTGATATGGTGGTGCTAAATGAGTAAAGTTAAAGTCAGTTTCGTTGATGGAAGAGAAGAATATTTTGATATAGATCGTGATACACATTATTCAGACGATATGTTCTGGTATTCCAAAGATGATGATATGTTTTGTATAAAACGTTCAGCAAGGGATAAGGTCTTACTTCCTAGAGAATTTGTAAGATACATATGTATTGCAGATTAATTATAAACTGTCGAGAAAATCTCGGTAGTTGGGACCGTTAACTCAGCGGGTGAGAGTATCCGGCTCATAACCGGAAGGCCACAGGTTCGAATCCTGTACGGTCCATTGAGTGATGCTAACAGCAAATTTTAATGTATTATAAAATGTTTTTGAAGGTTAATGCACAAGCATCATGTTCTTAGGGACTCATACAGCAAATAAAAAGTACAATGCAACAAAAAAACAAGCCATGACGTATAGCATACTTCACGAGTCCTGATTATGAAAGAGAGGGAAATATGAATTTTGCACAAGCAGTGGAAAGAGAAACAAAGTTCACAAAGACAGAGAATGGTGCAGTTGCTTTGAATACTACGGGCAATGCATGTCTTGATTTGTATTCAACAATTGGAGGTCTTAGAGATGCAGAACTATCAAGAGTTCTGTCCTTGTTTGACGAAGCGTACAAAGAAAATCCGTTACTTGCTACAAAAATCGTATTTTACGCAAGAGATGTAAGAGGTGGATTAGGAGAAAGAAAAGTTTTCCGTGATCTGATTCATCATATGGCTTGCGTATACCCTGAAAGTATTAAAAATAACATTTACTGGATTCCTGAATATGGGCGTTACGATGATTGGTACGCATTGGTCGATACGCCTTTAGAACAGGATATGTGGACTCATATGAAATCACAGATGGTTGAAGATTTCAAAGACTACCACAACGGAAAACCGATATCATTATTGGCTAAATGGTTAAAGACTGCGGATGCAAGCTCTAAGAAAACAAGGGAGCTTGGAATTAAGACAGCACTTAGTTTTGGTATGCCTGTTCGAAGTTATAAAAGGATTGTCCGTAATCTTAGAAAATACTTAAAGATCACGGAAACATATATGTCTGCGAACAAATGGAACGAGATATTTTATCCATCAGTTCCTAGTAGATGTATGTTGAACAACCAATATGCTTTTTATCGTCATGATGCAGAAAGATTCCAACAGTACAAGGAAGATGTGTCAAACGGAAGGCAAAAGATCAATTCAAGTACACTGTATCCATATGATTTGATCAATGAAATTGATTCACCATACGAGATCGATCATGCCATTGCAGAAGCACAGTGGAAGAATCTTCCGAACTATGTAGAGCCGGGACGAAACGTATTAGTTATGGCTGATGTATCAGGTTCTATGAATGGAAGACCTATGCAAACTTCTGTAGGTCTTGCAATATACTTTGCAGAAAGAAACATTGGTCCATATCATAATCTTTTTATGACATTTAGCGGTGACCCTGAATTTGTATCGCTAAAAGGAAACACATTATATGAGAAATATAGCAACGCAATATCTGCGGAATGGGGATTCAATACAGATCTGAAAAAAGCATTTGATAAGATTTTGAAAGTTGCGATTGATAATCATATAGATCAGGAAGAAATGCCAGAAGCACTTGTTGTTATTTCTGATATGGAAATTGATCAGTGCACAAATGATAGTTGGACGTTTTATGATCAGATGGCTGATGAATTTAAAAAACATGGTTATGAGATTCCTAACATTGTGTTCTGGAATGTTCAAAGTAGAAATAATGTTTTTCATGCTGACAGCAACCGAAAAGGTGTTCAGTTATGTTCTGGGCAGTCAGCATCAACATTTCAAAATGTCATTTCCGCAATTGGTCTTACGCCAATAGAAGCAATGGAAATGGTAATAAATTCAGAAAGATACGATAACATTTCGATTACCTCCAAATAAGTTGTGGTATATAGCTCAATTGGATAGAGCGCAACACTACGAATGTTGAGGATGCCAGTTCAAGTCTGGCTATACCATTTGTTCGCTATTGCGAACATAAAGTCCTTACTTTCTTAAAATTATTTTAGTACGTATGTGAAATTCAAGCCAATGTTGCTGTTGACCGTTATAGCCGGGATGGATTTCTTTTTTTCATGAAAAACTTTTTCACCCCAACTGGTGAAAAGAGATGTTCGCCTTTAAGTAGGCAAAGATTTCACTCCTTACAATGTTTTTATTTTGTTTGCGTATCTGAATATGGTCAGTTTAGCCGGCTCAACTCCGGCATACGCATTGTTTTTTTAGAATTGACAGGGGATTATAACATTGAGTATGACAGAAATTATCAAAGAAATGAAAAATTATATGACAGAACCGATTGAGGGAATGTCGTATGCAGAAAAGGATAAAGAAGGCAATGTTTGGATTCATTGCCCGTGGTGTGGAAAGAAGCAATTTCCTGTTAACCATGATACGAAAATTAGTCATTTGCAGTATAAATGCAAATCGTCAAACTGCAAAAAAATGTTTGAAATAAATTATTAATAGTCGCAAGAGCCAAAGAGCCGGACGCTTTCAAGGGAAGGAGTCGGTTCTTTTTTTATGCAAGAAGGAAGTTTTGAATGGTATCAATCGGTCTTTAAGTCAATATTGGACGGACAGATGGATTTGTACGAAAACCAGAATGATACATACCAATTGTTGCTCAACATGAAGCAAGAATTAACATTTAACAATAAAGAGGTCATGGACTATGCAATCAAGATAAGCAAGTATGCCCATGAAATGGCTGCATATATGGCAGCAACGACAGGAATGGCGGAATATGACGATCTATACTGGAAGTTTCTGCTTCTGGAAGGTCAGCATTATCAGGTAGACAGTGGTTTGTTATATCTTGAAAAGAACAGAGTACCTTCTGAGAGGTTCTACGAACCACGTAGATCGGTTTTTATGCAACACGGGATAATTCAATCATTGCAAGATTTAATGGACGATAAATTGGACATATTTGCGTTAAGTGTTCCCCCTGGTTGTGGAAAGTCAACACTGGAAGACTTTTTCTTATCTCTTGTTGGTGGTTGGTTTCCAAATTGTTTTAACTTATCTTCTGCCCATAGTAGCATTTTGACACGATCACTGTATGATGGAGTTCTTGAAATTATAAATGATCCAGTAGAATACACATGGCATGAGATTTTTCCGAATGTGCAGATGCAAGGAACAAACGCAAAAGAAACAACAGTAAACCTTGAAAGAAATGGCCGTTTCAAAACGTGGACGTTTCGATCAATTGATGGATCATTAACAGGTGCGACACGTTGTAATAAATTTCTTACCGCGGACGACTTGGTATCAGGAATTGAAGAAGCATTGAATAAAAACCGACTGGAAACACTCTGGACGAAAGTTGCAAACGATTTACGATCAAGACGATTGGACGGTTGCAAAGAGTTCTATATTGCGACACGATGGAGTGTTCATGATCCGATTGGAAAGCTACAGACACTATATGCAGGTGATCCGAGAGCAAGATTTATTGCAGTACCGGCACTAAATGAAAAAGGCGAAAGCAATTTCATGTTTACTGTAAATGGATTCTCTAAAGAGTATTTTGAAGATGCAAGAAAAGCTATGGATGATATTTCGTTTAACTGTTTATACCAACAAAAACCAGTAGAGCGTGAAGGACTATTATTACCGGCGGATGAATTAAGAAGATTTTATCTTGAAAAACATCATGTTCCTGAGGGGGTATCCGGTTATACAGTATTTCCTAAAAAAGATCCAGATGCTATCTGGGGTGTCTGCGATACAAAAGATAAGGGAACCGACTTTGAATCCCTTCCGATTGCATATCAGTTTGGAGAAGATTTTTATATACCGGATGTTGTATTTGACGATGAAACGAATTATGAAATTCTTGATAACAAGACAGCTGCAATTCTTATTAGGCATCAACCACATAAGGTGCGTTTTGAATCAAACCAAGCCGGAGGAAGAATTGCAGATAATATAAGCAAAATGATCAAAGGCAAAGCAAGGACAATTATTGAACCAAAATACACAACAGCAAATAAAGAAACCAAAATTTTGGTCAATTCAGATTGGATAAAGAAGCATTGCTTATTTTTAGAACCATCAGAATACCAAGTAAAGTCTGATTATGGAAGATTCATGGAAAATGTAACTTCTTACACAACAAAGGCGAAGGTTCTGCATGATGATGGTCCTGACTCATTAGCTATGTTAGCAGAATTTGTATCAAAGCCAGAAGCACGACAAAGTTATATCAGACAAAGTCCAGTTTAGAGGTAAAAAATGACAGCGAAAGAATATTTAATGCAATTACAGTTTCTTGATAAAAAAATACATAATAAATTGTCAGAGGTATATCAGTTGAGAGCGTTAGCGACTAGTGCATCCGTAGCAATCGGTTCTGATAAAGTACAAACTTCAAAACAAAAAGATCGTATGGGAGATGCAATAGCCAATATTGTAGATAAAGAAAGAGAAGCTAATAGAGAGATCAAAAGATTTCTGATCAAGAAAAAAGAAATTATATCAGTGATCGAAACAACAGAAAATCCAAATCATTATGATCTTCTTTTTAAAAGGTATGTTGAGTACAAAACATTAAGAATGATACAAAATGAAATGGGTTATTCCTTGCAGCATGTAAAAAGAATGCATAAAGAAGCATTAGATGAAATTAAGAAAATCAAAGGATTTGAAGAATAAGACTCTATGATACACAATAAGACCTTTTAGTTTAGTATACTATATAATAGATTTTAAGTAAGCATTTGTGGATGTATTTCCGCAGATGCTTTTTTATTGCGAAGAAAGAGGTGAAACGACAATGGGTTTAGAAGCAAGACTGCTTGGAAGAACAAAAATCTATACAGATGAGACAATCATTGATGAAGATAACATATTATCAGTCTTGCGAAAAGCTTATGCAAAACACTTATTTAATCGCAGACAGATGCAGTTTCTGATTGACTATGAAGGCGGACAGCAGCCATTAAAACGACAAAAAATAGTAAGACCAGACATTGATATAAAGGTTAATGGAAGTGTTGCAAACTACGTCAAAGAATTTAAGATTGGCTACAATTGGAGCAGCCCTATCATGTTGGTTCAACGTGGCGACAAGGAAATGCATGGCTCTGATTCAAAAACGGATGATGCAGGAATCACTTCATTAAATGAGATTCTAACAAACGGAGAAAACATCGGTTATAAAGATCAGTGTATGGCAGAGTTTATTGAAATCTGCGGTATCGGTCATAGAATGATTGATATTAAGACAGACTTTGACGATATGGAAGATGGTGAACCTGAATCTCTGGTAGATGTATATACACTTGACTCCAGATATGCTTTTTGCGTATATAACAACGGGACAGGTCAGAAAAAAGTTTTAGGTGTTACATACAGGAAAGTTTCAGGAAAGCTGTATTTTACATGTTTTACTAAAGAATACCGCTATGAGATTCAATCAGGTGAGGTCGTTTCAGTAGAAAAGAATCCACTGAAAGATATTCCGATTATTGAGTATGAAAGAAGTTTTGACAGAACGGGATGCTTCGAAAGAAAGATTCCAGAAATTGATGCACTCAATATTTTAATGTCAGACTTTACGAATGATGTGTCACAGAGAACACAGGAAATATGGTGGGGGAACGACATTAAGTTCCCAGTAGATGAAGAAGGAAATGAGATTCAACCTAAAAGCGGTCAGTGGTTAGTGACATATTCAAACGAAAATGGGAAACCAAGTGTTCAACCACTTTCAAGCACATTTGATTCTGGCAGTACATTATCTGCTATTTCTGATTACCGCAGTAGAATCTTTCAGGATTGTAAAGTCCCTATTCAGTACGAAAGTTCTGGCAGTGGATCAACGGGGACAGCAACCGACATGAGTTCTGGATGGAGTGCAGCAGAATTGGATGCCATGAGAGAACAGCAAATGACTGAGAAGGGCAAGAGAGAAGAAATTAAATTGATCCTAAGAGCGATTCAGTTAGTTCCTTCAAAAATTCTTCCTGAAGACAGCCCGATCAGAAAAATACACAGTTCTGATATAGACTTTCATTTTAACAGAAGAAAGAATTATGACATGTCTGTTAAGGCAAACACTTTTGCTACATATGTGAGTCACGGAATCCACGGAAGACACGCATTAAAGGTAGTTGACGCGTTTGGTGATGTGGAACAAGTTTGGAACGATAGTCAGGAAATGATTGAAAAATATCAGGAATCTTTGTGGAAAACATCTGATAGTAGCAGCACTTCAACCATAGGAGATACTGGTAGCAATACATCAGAAAAGATTCAAGGCGATACATCTGATCAGACAGGAAACTCACCGATATTAGATGGATTGAATACAGACTCAAATAAGATTCAGGCATAACAGGAGAGAGAAATGTACTCAGCATTAAGTTTTGATGAATTGAATCAAATGGATATGAATACAAGGTCTATTCCGTATGAAAAGTATTTTGGAGAGATGGAACTTCCGAAAGAAGAAAAAGAGACAAGAATCAAACTGGCCGAGAATATGGAAGATGAATTTCTCTATGTCATGAGTCTTATGTTTACGTTGCAGAAATACCCAACACCAAATTGGGAAACTGCAAGACAAGAGTTTTTTGACAGATATAAGAAATCTTTGAATGGGTATGTTACACCAAATGAAAATTTTTTGGCATACATGACAGCATTATCATATGAAGTTATAGATGCTACGAAAAGGAATATTGATGATCCTTATTACTTTTCACAGGATAGAGCAAAATTTATTTCTGAGAATGAAAGCAATGTATCAAGAAGTTTTCAATACGACTTAGAAGCAATAGCACAAGGAAAAACAAAAAAACAGTGGGTTGCAATTATGGACAAGAAAACAAGGTCCACACATAGGTCCGCTGATGGAGAGATTATAGGAATAACAGAACCATTCATTGTGGGTGGTTCTTTATTAATGTACCCAAGGGATGTGTCTTTGGGCGCAAGCTCATCTGAAATCGTAGGATGCAGATGTAGTGTTAAATACATATAGTCACAGAGAAGTGACGTTAATAAAACACGGTTGCTTAGAGAAAAGCAGAAAATAAAACACAAATTTGATTGAGAGAGAACTCATAAAAACACAGGAAGGAATTTTATATGTTTTTTTATTATTTAAAAGGTAAACGTACTCGCAGCAGAGTTAGATTTGCAGATGCACCAGATGGTGGAGAAGGAGCGCAGGTCGGAAATCTTTCAGGCAATAATGGCGGTGGTTCTGGATCAACAGAAGATGAACCTAGCACAGATGAATTACTTGCTAAAATCGCACGATTAGAAGCTGAGGGATCAAAAAATAAAGCTGCATTAGATAAAGCCTTAAAGGAAAAAGGCGAGATCACAAAACAGTACAGATCAACATTAACAGCGCAGGAACAGGCGGCGTTAGAAAAGAAAGAGGCTGACGAAGCTAAAGATGCAAGAATCGCTGAGTTAGAAACGAAAATGCTGATTGGAGAATATACAGAAAGATGTATGGACCCTGAAATTGGCATGAGTAAAGATGCAGCGAAAAAATTTGCAGAGTCACTTGCCGGAAATGATATTGAATCAGCTTTTAAATGTCTTGCAGAACATATAAAAGTCACTAAATCCGATATGGAACAGGAATTTTACAAAAACAGAAAAAATATTAACGCCGGAAATGGAAATGCAAAAGAATCACTTGCAGTTGAAAAAGCAAAGGAATTTGCGAAGAACAAAAAAGCCGGAGTTAATGCAGATATATTAAAACATTACATGTAAGAAAGGAGACGTATCATGGCAAGAGGAGATATGAAAGTAGATGTTCTTTCAGTTTCTAATGAAGTTGAAATTTTAAACAGAAAAGAATTTGAAGCAATTCCAAATACAGTAGACTTTGATGGCGTAGAAACCAAAGACGATTTAGGTAGAAAAGTTGTAAAAGCCGGTACTCCAATCGGAAAAGATGGAGCACCAATTAAAGCTACACCTTGGACTGGCGCTGTTGGAATTTTACTTCATGATGCTTATGAAACAAGACCGCAGCAGGCAGTTTTAAAGAAAGCATATGTAAATACGACAAGAGCACAGAAAAGTTCTGGATTAACATATGATCTTGCATTAGTTACAGAGTTAGAAAAGTCTGGATGCAGAATCGTATTAGAAGAACCAGAAGTCTTAGCATAAGACAAATACCGGTTATTAGAAAAGATAGATAATCGCTAACCCTCAATAGTTACAGGGTAGAAAGGAGAACAATATGTTATTAACAGACGTTTTTTCAGCGGAAGCAGTAGCATCCGTTAGAACTTCTGATGTAAGTAATTCCATGGCATATGCCGGACTTGCTTTTTTCCCAAATAAAAAGAAAACTGGAATTGACCTGAAATGGATCAAAACACATAAAGGTCTTGGAGTTGCATTAAAACCATCTGCATTTGATGGTATGGCAACAATCCGTGCAAGAAAAGGATTCAAAGTGACAAATGAAGAAATGCCACTTTTCCGTGAATCTATGGTTGTAAAAGAACAGGATTTAGCAGAGATCACAAGAGCTCAGGAATCCAATGATCCATACCTTAATGAAGTTTTATCTCATATCTATGATGATACAAACGAGTTAATTGATGGTGCTGATATTGCAGCCGAACGCATGAGAATGCAGTTACTTGCACCAGTAGGCGGAGACATGAAAATTGTAATCGGTACAGCTGATAATGTAGCTTACAATTACAGTTATGATCCGAACGGCGATTGGAAAGCAAAACATTATGCATCTTTAGAAGGGACAAGCACATGGGATAAAGCGGATACATCCAAACCATTAAACGATATTCAGAAGGGTATTAATTACCTGACAGATATCGGTGTCTCACCTATGTATGCAATGATGACTTCAAAAACATTTAACTATCTGATTGAAAACTCTCAGATCAAAAATGCCATTATTACAATTTCTGGAAGAACAATTGATTTTGTATCTAAACAAGTTGTAAAAGAAGTGTTCCAGTCTCAGACAGGACTTATCCCAATTTTATACGATAAGAAGTTTGAGGACTATGACGGTAAAGATAAGAGCTTCTATCCTGATGATTATGTAACAATCATCGGTGAAGGAAAGCTTGGTAATACTTGGTATGGAGTGACACCAGAGGAAAGAACATTACTTGGTGATCCTAGTGTAGATGTAAGTGTCCTTGATGATACAGGAGTTGCAATTGCTGTTAAATCTGAATACGGACCACCAGTATCTTATTCAACTACTGCTTCTCAGATTGTTCTCCCATCTTTTGAAGGCATGGACAGCATTTATGTTATGAAAGTAAAATAGGAGAAGTTGTATTATGATTTATGATCATGTAGTAAATAAAAATGGTGTGTATTATGCAGCTGGTGATGAGGTTCCGGAGGATAATGTTTCCACGGAACCTTCTGTAGAAGAATCTGTAGAAGAACAGGAAGTTCCTGTAAAAAGTGAAGAATCTACAGAAGAACCAGAAAAACCAAAAAGAGGAAGATCGCCGAAGAAATAAAATGAGGTAAAAGAAATGACAGAGGAAATATTGAATGAATTAATTGAATATGCCGGAGATGATTATGAAGCAAATCAACAGTCATTTCTAAACTCATTGATTGAAGATGCAATAGAAGAAGTGTGCTGTGCAATGTATCCCGGTGGATATGCTTCTGATAAAGAGTTTGAAAAACAGAAACAATCAGCTGTGAAACGATACAAAGGAAAAATAAAAAGGATAGCACAGTATCATTATGATAAACAAGGAAAAGAAGGCGTAGTCAGTTATTCAGAAAGCAGTACATCAGCTTCTTATGAAAATTCTGGAACACCTTCTAGTTATTTGAGAGGTATTATACCTGAATCAAAAATTATCTAAGACGGTGCGTGATGTTTGAAAAGACCTCCTATTATACATCGCAGGGAGTGCTTAAGAAGGTGGTGGGGAAAGCACATTTTATGGAGGTTATATTAAATTGGAAATAAACAGGACTTTTCTATTTTGCGAAGTCCTGTTTTTTATGCCAGAAGGGAGTCTTCATTGGATAGCGAACACTTTGTTGAAACAAATACATTCGATGAGTTCAAAAGAAGAATTGAAGATGAAGATCATCGACAAAACAGACGAATAGAAGAGCTAGAAAAATTGGCAGAAGAAATACACACGCTTGCTAAAACATCGGCAGTTATGTGTGAAAAATTAATAAACATGAATGATAAGCTTGATACAGTAAACAAAGATGTTGAATCACTGAAATCAAAAGATGGTGAAACGTGGCGAAGAGTTGTATGGACAGTTATTGCTGCAATCTTAGGTATCGTTGTTGGATTCATATTTAAAGAAATAGGAATGTAGGTGATTGTAATATGCGATCAAGGCAAAGAGACAAGCAAAATATATGGTTTTCGAAAATTTCAGAAAATCATGATGATATAGATACTGTCATTACTTATGAAAAGCCGATCATGAAAAAAATGACCGTATCATCTACAAGTGGTACTGCGGAAGAAATATCAGCGGGTATTGTTCCGAACTATGATCGCTATATTACAAGTTATGACAGATCGTTTTGCGATTATGCAGAAGAAGGTGTCGTATGTTGGGTGGATTCAGAACCAGAATTTAATCAAGATGGGTCATTGAGAATGGAAGATGATGAAATAACGCCAGTGACAATGCCAGATTATAAGATTTTGAAAATAATTGATACAAAAAAAGGAAATATCGCAAGGTATGGAATTAGCAAAATCAAAGGAGTATATCAATGAGAATCAATATTGAGCTGAGTCAAAAAAGTATTCAATCAGCAATAAAGCAAATTGAAAATTGCAGAGATAAGCTTATTAGAAAAAACAGAGAATTTGTAAAGCGACTCGGAGAAGTTGGTATTCCTGTTATAGATTCTAATATAGCTGTTGCGGCGGGCGATTCAGACAAAACACATGATGCTTATATCAAAATCAATTCTTTTGGAGATTATGCACAAGCAACTTTGATCGTAAGTGGTAAGGATTTACTATTTATAGAGTTTGGTGCCGGTGTGCATTACAACGGAGCTGTTGGTAGCAGCCCTCATCCGTTGGGAGCATCAAAAGGATATACGATTGGTTCTTATGGAAAAGGCAATGGAAGTAAAGATGCTTGGTATTATTACGCTGATACAGGAGAAATTGTAAAGTCGCAAGGTACACAAGCAACAATGCCAGTGTATAAAGCCGGCGTAGAAATGCGACAGCAGATGTTAAAGATAGCAAAGGAAGTATTTTCTTCTTAGAAAGGAAAGATTCATATGCCTGATACAGTAAAAAATCCAGTGTCCGATGTATATAAGCGTTGGAGTGCAGAAGTTAAAAAGGTTGTGGGTGATGGAAATTATTCATTCGAAAGAAGTCAAACTCTTGCAGCTAACAAAAAGATGTATGCACAAATGTTTCTTATGGGAAATCCGGGGACACGTTGGGATATAGAAGGTGACGAAGTAGCTACAATTCCAAGTTTTCAAATTGATTGTTTTGCAACAGGAACAAAAAGTGTTGAAAAGGTATATCAGATTGATGATGCAAGTCACAGAGCAATGGTGTCTATGGGATTTCAACGAACATATGGACCAGAACAGCAAGATAACACAGACAATAGTATAAAGCGTGTTGTAAGTCGTTATAGCAGAATCTACACAGGTAATTTGTTGGAGTAAACATGAATCTTATCTATTCAAAGAATGAATTTAACATATATAAATCAAATGATGATGGGTACATAGTGCATAACACAAAAAAGAAATTTGCTGATGGTCATTCACACATCAGAACTTTTAATCAATCAAGATATATCGTTGAAATGGTTACACATAAAAGAGTACCTAACCATTTATCAATATATTTGCTCACAAGCCTGATAAGAATTTCTAATGATGAGATTTATCAGGAAAAGATACAGGGATTAATTGATTCAAAGAAGAATAGAGGTCAGCGATTTTATACGAACAATATGAAAAACAAATATAAGTTTCAGAGAAATAGTTAATAACAGATATTTCTGTTTAGATATTAAACCGGTCATGAAAAATCATGATCGCTAACCCTCAATAGTTACAGGGTAGAAAGGAGTTTGATTATGAGTGGTGTAGCCGGAATAAGTACAGTCGGTGTAAAAGTTGGATATGCAGTAGAAACTACAGCAGGAACAAAACCGGCAAAATTTAAACAGCTTCATCGTATCAATGCCACGGATGATATTGGAATTGATACAGAGACAATCGATGCATCAGCATTAGAAGATGAAGTTGATAAAGAGATTGCAGGTAGAGGATCAACAGGTGGAACGTTTAATGTTACTGTCAACTTAACGAACGAGACAATTAAAGAATGGGAAACTTTAATCAGCGAATACAAAACAGGAAAAGCAGCAGGAAAAGCCGTATGGTATGAGGAATATTACCCGGCACTTGATAAGGCATATTTCACAAAGATTGAGCCACCAGCACAGATACCTAAGCCGGGACTTGATCAGAATGGATTAGCAACCGTTGAAATGACATTGACAATCAACGAGTATGTAGGTCTTGATACCGCAGTAGAACCAGACAATACAGAAGTGTAATTTAAATGAATAGGAGGCAAACATGTATAAAGTATTAAAAATTGGCGGAAAAGATTATAAGCTTGAATACACAGTTGAAGCATCATTATATGACGATTGTGTATCAAGCGTAACTTCATTGATGGTAGGAATCAGTGAATCAGAAGATAAAAATGATATTAAGAAGCTCGTAAAAGAAATTTCCAATATTCCAAAGACAACATTAATAATCTTTTATGCAGGGCTTCTTGAAGCACATGGACCAGAGGGAGATGGAACAGTTTCTGATCTTAAAGATGCAAAATCTCTTATTAGAACATATCTTGAAGAACATAAAGATGATGAAGATGGAAATTTCTATGGGATCATGACTCTTTGTATTGAAAAGATGGGCGAAGATAATTTTTTCGATCTAATCGGTCTGAACAAGATGTTAGGGATCGAACCAGAACAGAAGAAAGAACCAAAGAAACCTCAGGATCACAAAAAGAAAACAGCGAAAGCAGAAGTTACAGAGAAATAATACTTGATACATTGTTTCCTCAGGCTGTAAAAGCCGGAATGACAAAAGATGAATTTTTTCACTCCACTCCAAAAGAAATTAGTGTATACATAAATGCATACAAAGAACAGAAAGAATATGAATTGAAAAGTACAAATTATCAATCATGGTTAACAGGTTCTTATGTGTTGCAAGCGATTAATTGTGCTTTTTCTAAAAATGGGAATTATCCAGAAAACCCATTGCTAAAAGAAGAAAAAAGTATTGAATCAATTGAAAAGAGAAGTGGAAGAAGTAAAGAAGAAATGCAACAAGAATTAAGACTTATGGAACTCAGAGTTATGCAAGCAAATGCAAATATAGAAAAGATAGGGGCAGACGAATGATTCTGCCCTTTATTTTTTTATACCGGCTGACCGTATGAGATCAGCCGCTGACCTTATTAGTTGGAGGTGAATCAAAATGCCAGATAGTACAATAGAAACACTCGATATACAAGTGAAAAGTTCGACTGCCAGAGCTGTTACAGCACTTGATAATTTGGCAAACAAATTATATGACGTGAGCAAAGCATTTAAGTCCGTAGATACTGGAAGTATGAGAAACTATTCTCGTGAGATAGGCAGGGTTTCTTCGTCTTTAAAATCAATGAGTGGTATAAAAATCAATGTACCTAAATTATCTGGTCTTAGTAAACAGTTACAGTCATTAACAAATGTTAATTTTACCGCCTTAAATGCAAGTTCAAAACCATTAAAAGAATTGGCTTCTGGATTGAATGCTTTAAAAGGTGTTTCAGGTGTTACGATACCAAAGCTAGATTATAAAAATATCAATTCAGTTTCCAAAGCAATTGAAAAGATAGGAAAATTAGATACTGGAAATATTCAAAATTCTGTGAACGGAATATCAAAAGTATCTCATGCAATGTCAGTTTTAAATAACGTTGATTTTAGCGACAGCAAAATATCTTCTGTTATTAACTCTATCAGAAAATTGATGGCAGTTGATACAAAAGGTTTTGATACGCAGATTTTTGACAGTATTTATAAGTCTGTGTCTAAACTTGGAAATCTTCCGGATGTTTCATCAAGTATCAATAGACTTGTTGCATCATTAGCTAGATTAATCAGTTCTGGAAATAATACTGGTGTAGTTGCAAGCAAACTTCCGGCGGTAGGAAATGCAATAAAGCAAACTGCAAATAAATTAGCATCGGTTAAAGGTGTTGAAGAATCAATAAATCAATTCATATCAGCGTTAGCAAGTCTATCTTCTGCCGGCAAAAAAGTAGAATTAAGTGCTAACGGACTACAAATAATGGCAAAAGAACTTTTGTCATTTTTCAATACCATGTCTAAAGCACCGGCTGTTAGTAAGAATACAGTAGAAATGACAAAGGCGTTGGCACAATTAGCAGCATCAGGTGGTAGAGTTAGTAGTGCTGTCAATACAATGAATACTTCTTTCGGAAAATTAAAGAACGGATTTTCTGAATTAGCAAGCTTAGCATCCAGAACTGGGTCTGCTGTAAGCAGTGGTATTGGTAAAATGGTAAATGCTATTCGAAATATTGGGTCAGCAAGCGGAAGTATTTCAACCGTAAATTTCAGCTTAAAAAATCTTATTCAAACAGCTATTGGATTTAAGGCGGTACAAGCATTTGGACAATTTACAAAGGATGCAATAACGTTAGGATCGGATATAACAGAAGCAGAAAACGTAATTGATGTTTCTTTTGGTAAATTAAAATACAAAGCATATGATTTTGCTTCAACAGCTTCAAAGCAGTTTGGAGTATCTGAGTTGGCAGCTAAAAGATACACAGGAACCATAATGGCAATGTTGAAGTCATCAGGTGTCGCCCAAAATGCAGCATCCGACATGTCAGTAGCATTAGCCGGATTAGCGGGTGATATTGCATCTTTTTATAATATAGATACTGATACAGCATTTTATAAAATCAGGGCAGGTATTTCTGGTGAGATTGAACCATTAAAGCAATTAGGTATTAACATGTCTGTTGCAAATATGAGTGCTTATGCTTTGGCAAACGGAATTACAAAGTCGTGGACTTCTATGACTCAGGCAGAACAGGCTACATTGAGATATAACTATTTAATGTCTGTAACAAAAGATGCGCAGGGTGATTTTGCTCGTACTGCCGGTACTTGGGCAAACCAAGTACGTTTATTAAAATTAAACATTCAGTCATTATCAGCTGTTATGGGTCAAGGAATTATTGCAGCTGTACTTCCGGCAATTAAAGCATTAAACGCTTTAATGAGCAGGCTTATGCAAGCAGCTAATATGTTCAGAAACTTTATGTATGTTCTGATGGGAAAAAAGATAAAAGGAGCAACAAAAGGTGTTGTAAATGATCTTGGTGGAGTTGGCGATTCTGCTACTGATCTTTCAGGACTTGGAAGTGCCGGAAACGATGCATCTAAAGGGATGAACAAAGCATCTAAGGCAGCGAAAGAATTAAAGAAGACCTTATCCGTTCTGCCGTTTGATGAATTGAATCAGTTGAATGACAATAAGCAATCAGGCGATACTGGATCTGGAGGAGGTGCAGGTGGTTCTGGAAGTGGCGGTGGAGTCGGCGGTGGAATTGGCGGACTCGGTGATTTGAGTGGTCTTGAAGATGAAGATTATGAAACACCAATTAGCCATTGGGCTTCAAGAATCAGAAAAGCATTCCTTGATAATAATTGGTATGGTGTTGGCCGTGAGATCGCAAATATGTTAAATGCCGGTCTGCAATTAGCCTATGATGCACTTGATTGGAAGAATGTTGGTCCTAAAATCACATCATTTACAACAAAATTTACTCAGGCAATCAATGGATTCCTTGATAATTTCGATTTTAAGTTATTAGGTAAAGTAGTTGGTGCAGGGATTACGGATGTAGTGAGAGCATTTAATCAAATTGCATCTCCTGATGGTGGTATAAACTTCAAAACTCTAGGTACTGGCATTGCAGAAAGTTTAAAAGGAATGATTCAGGAAATTCCATGGACAGAGTTAGGAAATGCACTCGGAAACTATTTTATGATCTCATGGAGAATCTTAAACGGATTCTTGAATCAATTAGCAGCAACAGATAATACAGGCTTAACAGGATTTCAGCAAATCGGCGTTGCTCTTGGAAAAGCTGTAAATGGTATGTTCCAATCCATCGACTTCGCAACTATCGCAGATACATTTGCAGTAGGAATCAATGGAGTTTTTTCTGTACTTGGAAAAATCAATGAAACTGTACATTGGTCTGATATTGCAGCAAATATTTCTCACGGGATTAATACTTTTATCACTGGAGTTAACTGGGAAGAAAATGGACAAATATTAAGCACTTTTGTAAAAAATCTTCTTGGAGTATTTTCACAGGTAGCGCAAAATACAGACTGGGCAGGACTTGGAAGAGGCATTGGAACATTCCTAAGTAGTATTGATTGGAGTGGAATATTCGGAGAAGTATTTACAACAATCAAAACAATATTAGGTGGACTTATCTCAGGATTAGGAACCACAATCGAAGGAAAGTTTATTATAGCTTTTGGTGCTATTAAACTTGTTACAGCAGTGGATAAAATTGTAAGCCCTATACTTTCGGCGTTTGGTTTAATACCTAAAGAAGTAGATGGATCGTCTTCCTTATTAATCATAGCATTAAAGAAAATGGCAGGAGCTTTTTCAAAATCTACATTAGGTACGGCGATTGGAACGTATGTTTTGGATGCGATTGGCCTTTTAAAAGGTATTCCGGGGAAGATTACAACAGATGTTGCACCGAAGATCGCGGAAGTTATATCAACAAAGTTATTTCCAAAAGCGGTTTCATTTGCAGGTGGAATTGCATCATGGGTAACAGGTACGTTTGCACCAGCTGTATCAGCTGCATTTAGCAGTGTTCTTGGTGTGCTGTTTTCACCGATTGGATTAGCTATAGTTGGAGTAATCGTTGGTGGATTTTTAATATACAAAAACTGGGGTGCAATATCTAAGTTTATCGGAAACGTAAAAGAGAATATTGTGAATGGATTTAACAGCGCCGGAGAATGGTTAAAGGAAAAAGGGAAAAATCTTATTGAAGGCTTGCACAATGGATGGGAAAGTGCAAAATCTGGTTTCGGAACAGCTGTTAGCACAATCGGCAAATTTATTAAAGAGAAAGTTGGAAATGCCGGTGAGTGGTTGAAAGAAAAAGGGCAGGATGCAGTTGAAGGTATCCGTAGTGGATGGGAGTCTGTAAAAGAAAGCAAAGTCGGTCAGGCAGCCGCAGGTATCGGAAATTACATCAAAGGTAAAGTCACTGGTGCTGAGAATTGGTTGGTTGAAAAAGGTAAACAAGCTGTTAACGGAATGAAAAACGGTTGGGAGAACGTGAAGAACGGAAACTTCCAATCAACCGTAAAAGGATTAAAGAGTTTTACGGTAAATACATTAGCAAGAACATCTCCGGCAGCGTGGTTAGTTGCCAAAGGAGCAGAAGCTATGAAAGGTATGCTTTCTGGATTAAAAGGAGATAAATGGACAGATGCTAGAAACTGGTTGAAAAAGTTACCGAGCAATGTAAAAAATGCCGTTGGAGATATGTATAAAGTTGGGCAAAATATCATTAAGCAGTTTATTAATGGTTTTAAATCTTTACGTATTCCAACACCTCATATTTCTTGGGGAACAAAAGACTTTAATTTTGGTGGAATGAGCTTAAGCATACCAACTAAATTTAAAGTAGATTGGTATAAAAAAGGTGGATTATTTGATTCTGCATCCGTGATCGGTGTCGGTGAAGCCGGATCAGAAGCCGTATTACCACTTGAAAATCCAAAAACTATGAAGATGATCGCAGATAGTATCGTTGGTAATTCCGGCGGTATGATTGATGAAAGTATCATTGCTGATGCTGTAGAACGCGGAGTAGTTGTTGCTATGATGAACAATAGCGGAAATCAACCAGATATAAACTTATACGCAACATTATATACAGAAGATAACGAAGTTCTTGCAAGGTCTGTTGCAAAAGGACAAGCAAGAAATAATTACAGATTAAAACCATCAAATGCATATTGATTTGTGTAAAACTTTATGCTATGATGAATTTAAGTTAAAAGACATACACAGGATGCAAAGGTCATGAAGACCACACAATCCTGTGTATGTCTTTTTTTATTTTAATAATTACAGCAAACTAGCCATCGTGTGCCGGCGAAAAGAACGTCTTTCCTCGTGTACGTTCCGTTTGCTGTTTTTATATTTTAACATGAGGGTGCACACGTTAATGTTCAAATAACCACGAGGTGATAATATGAGTAAGAAATTAGATTTATTTTTCAAAAGTAACGTATTAGTAATCAATCCTGATCTTGCAAAAATGATTGGCTTAAATGAAGCAATCGTTCTGAATCAAATCTATTATTGGATTTCCGTAAATAAAAAACAGAACAGAAATTTCCACGATGGTAAATATTGGTGCTATAACTCTATCAGAGAGTGGCAGGAAGAAAATTTTCCGTTTTGGTCACATAAGACCGTTGAGCGTATTTTTTATAGTTTACGCAACAAGGGTCTTGTTTTAGTGGGAAATTATAACAATCGTCGTAATGGTTCTACATCTACAAAGTGGTATACAGTAAACGATGAGGTTTTAGAAGAAATCATTGATCAGATTTTAGACGAACCAGAATCAGACCATACAGTTAGACAGAATAACTTTGAAAGCGACAACTTGACCGAAGCATTACCAGAGACTAACACAGATATTAACAATGCTTTATCTAACGATAAAGATTATGCTTTTTTATCAACAGAAGATAAAGATAATAATGGTGTGTGTAGAGATAAAAAAGACTTCATGCCTATTTCTGGGAGAAATAAGGTCAAAATCATAAAGAGAAAGGGAAATAAAACTACTCTTAGTCAGACAATTGAAGATAAAATCCATTTAGGTTTTAGAGTCAATCAAGAGTTTGACGATGATCTGTATAACAATCCAAAAGATGAATGTGTAATCGGAGATATTGTTAAATACTTTTTCAAAAAATATCAGTTGGAGAAAGGAACAGACCATCCAATGATCTCTGACGAAAAATGCGTAGAGTTGGTTGAGAAGTTTTATTTTGTTCCTGAGAATATGCAAGACACAGAACTGGATTTTGATTTATACAAACTTATGATTGATAAATACTTTGCAACAGAATATGGCAAAAATAGCGGATTCACAATTAATTACCAGATCATGCACTTTATGAATTATAAAATCCGTGAAAATCTATTCTACAAAGTTCAGGATGAATACTATGACAATGTTAAGAGTGATTATCCTGTTGAGATATAGAATCATCAAAGAAAAGGAGAAGAAAAGATGAAAAATACAACATGGAAAATACCATTGATTGTTCTAGCTGCGATTGTAGCAATAGCGTTAGTTGGCATATTTATGATTCACATACCACAGAATCATGCAAATTCGATGGAAGAACAGATAATGGAATCAAAGGCGGCAATTAACGTTCAGGAAAAGAGAAGACAGGATTTAGTGTATAATCTGGCAGACAGTGTGAAATCTTACAACAAACATGAAGCCGAAACACTGAAAAATATTGTTAAAGAGAGAAGTTCAAATACCGGGAAAATTGAAAGTACAGGTACAGCGATTGCAGCAATAAAAGAATCTTATCCAGAATTAAAAGCTGACAAGAATTATCAACGGCTTATGAAAGAATTAGCAGTTACAGAGAATAAGATTTCTGACGTAAGAGACAATTACAATCAGCAGATCAAAGAATACAACAGATATGTCGTGAACTTTCCAGTGAACTTTTTCTTGAAACTTTTAGGATACAAACAGAAAACATATCAATATTTAAAATTTGAGGATGCAACAGAGACAGCACCGCAGAATTTATTTAGTGAGTAGCCTATGAGAAAATTCAAAGGATTTCAGTTTGATACTTTTGAAATAACTCCACGAGAGATTATAGCAAGCGTTGTTATTGTTGGATTAATGTTTCTGATTGGCTTTACTATCAGTGGGAAAATTGATAATTACATCATGGATCAGAACGAAGAATATAATCGTGCTGCAAAAATTGAAAGCAATGATCTTTTTCAGTATGGGATGGAAACAGACTTGGGCAATGCATTTGTTTATGGGAAGATAGAGCCGGTTGATACAGTTACATACAAAGAAATTGGTGGTAAGTATTATTATATCAGGAAGATCAGAGAAGAATATCGCAGACATGAAAAAACCGAAAGAGTTAAAGACAGCAAAGGAAAAGTTCATTACAAAAAGAAAGTCTGGTATTCATGGGATGATGTATGGAGAGAAAGTAGGACTTGTAAAAAGATTAAATTTGCAGGCAAGAAATTCAAGGAAGATAAGATTAACTTCATGGGAGGTCATTATCTAAAAAGAATTTATCATACTTCTCGTGTCAGGTATGAATACTATGGTATGGAAGCAAAGCCCGTTAAGGGAACTGTTTACACAAAGCTAAAAAATAATACCATGACAAGCTGTGATTTGAATAAGTCAAATCTAAAAGACACAGTTGAATCATACAAAACAAGTGGTGGAGTTTGTAAAATTCTGTTTTGGGTATTCTGGATCACTGGGACAGGGTTAGCAGTGTTCGGATTTTATTATTTGGATAATCACTGGTTAGAATAGGAGAATATAATATGATCAAAAAAAATAGAAAAAATAAATTAGCTGTATCAATTATTACAGTAATCTTAGGAATGATTATAGTTTTTGCGGTCAATTTTGGAATTGTCAATTTTGTTTTGTGGTTGCTACAGTTTATTGTTGCAAAGCCTTTGGTTGTGACATTAAAAGGAAAAGCAGCAGCTACTGTATTGTTAACACTTGTTGTACATATTTTTAGCCGCAAATAAGACCACATGATACACAATAAGACCAAAGAGTATTGTATAATATAAAATTATAAAACGTCTATCGAGAACGATAGGCGTTTTTGCAGTTTATACGGTCAATAAAAGCGAAAATTGATCGCTAACCTTAAATAGTTGGAGGTGGATTTTTTATGGCAGAACACATGATAGAAGTTAATGGTAAAGTAATGCCATGTCCAGCTTCTTATGAATGGTCATTGCAAGATGTATCAGCATCGGATTCAGGAAGAACGGATGATGCATTGATGCATAAAAATAGAAAAGCACAGAAAAGAAAGTTGGCATTGAAATGGAATGCTAAAACACCAGATGTTACTTCTGAAATATTGAAAGCCTTTAATCCAGAATATGTAAAAGTAAGATATTGGGACATGATGGCAAATAAATATCAGACAAGAACATTTTACACAGGGGACAGAAAAGCACCTGTGAAATGGTGGATAAAAAATAAAAAAATTATAGAGAGTGTTTCTTTTGACATAATAGAGAGGTAAATTATGATCAACGTATCAAGTGAATTTAGAGATAAATTAAATAACGGAAATTGTAATTATCTTAGTTACGCGGATATTACGTTGAAAGACGGGACAACTCTAAATTTGACCAATGATGATATATGGAATGGCGGAGTTACGATTGAAGATGCAGTTTCAAGTGGAACTTTTGAAGTTGGATCAGTTGTTATCAATCAATGTACGATTGTGATAAATAATATCTATGATAAGTTTACAAAATATGACTTTAAAGAAGCTGTAGTGAGGGCGCAGTTAGGCACTGATTTGAACGAAACGGAATTTGATATAGATGCAGACGATGAAACAGAATCTTCGTATACACCACGAATTGAGAAAATAAAAAAAGGCGTATATACAGTAGATGATACAAAATATAATGGATCAATTATAACACTTACATGCATAGATAATATGGGTAAGTTTGACAGGGCATATTCTGAAAGTAAGTTGGAGTATCCGGCAACATTAAAGACGATCGTTATGGATGCATGTGATATATGCGGAGTGACATTAAATACACCAGATTTTTCACATAGTGACTATATTATCAATACAAGACCGACTGATGCTGCGGTAACATTTCGTGAAGTGATTGCTTGGTGTGGTCAAATCTCAGGAAATTATTGTAGGTGCAATGTCAATGGGCAGTTAGAATTAAAATGGTTCAATCAGAGTCTTTTAGAAAAAGCACTTATAAATTTGATTCCTGATAGTTTGTTTGATGGTGGTATAACAAGTTGGAAAGCTGTAGATGCAAAAATAGGAACGGATACAATTGAATATAAAGAAATGCTTTCAATCATCCCAAATGCAGGAAAAACAGGCTATGCAGTAGAAGCAGTTCCGAATCTTAAGTTGGCTACTAATTATACAATTGGTGGTCAATTTTTTATGCAATATCCAGAAGATAACGATGTAGCAATCGTGAAGATTTTAAATGGGACAAAAGAACTTGCAAGCAAAGAAATAGAATTAAATGACGGTTGGACTGGGTTCAAATTTGATTTTACTTCAACATCACAAAATGTTTCTATCAACATTGGATTCAAAGGGGACAACACATTATACGTGTATAAACCGTATTTAGAAGAAAAAATACCAGATGGAATCTACCAATTTAATGGAATTTATAACTCTGATGTAGCTACAGATGATGTGGTCATTACTGGTGTAAGAGTAATGGAAAAGAAAGATACTGAAAATAGCAGTGATGATTCTGATACTTCTGAGGGATCAGAAAACACGACTTCTAGTGATGATGGATATATAAATTATCAGACTGGATCGGATGGATACCTTATTTCTATTGAAAACAATGAGCTGATTAAAGATGGTGCCGGTCAAACGGTATCTGGATTTTTAGGAGAACAGTTAATAGGGTTTGCATTTCGAAAAGCTACGATCACACATATCAGTGATCCAACACTAGAAGCCGGAGATGTTGCAATTCTTACTGATTCAAAATTTGACAGGTACAAAATACTTGTATCATCAACGAAATTTAATACAAATAATTCTCAAACAACAAGTTCTAATGCTGAAAGCACAGAAAAAAATAGTGCTGTAAGATATTCCGCAGCAACAAAAAATTATGTGGAATACAGAAAGCAGATCACGCAAGAAAAAACAGACAGGCAAAAAGCATTAGAAGAACTGAAAAATAGATTAAATAATTCTTCCGGAACTTATACAACAATTGAAAAAGATTCGGCAGGCGGACAGATTTTTTATCTGCACAATAAGCCACAGCTAAAAGATTCCAATATGATCTGGAAAATGACAGCGGAAGCATGGGGAGTTTCTACGGATGGTGGAAAAACATACAATGCAGGAATGACAGTTGATGGAGATACGATTGTTAGATATTTAAAGGCTACAGGTCTTACAGCGGATGTGATCACGTCTGGAAGAATACAAGTAAAAGATTCTTTTGGAAATACGATTTTTTTGGTTGATATGGATACCGGCAAGGTTGTTATCAGTGGAGACAACATTTCTATTGGCGGAAAGATATTAACCGAAGAAATTGAGGATATAAAAAAGGCAGGAAATCTAATCCTTAAGATGGACAATGAATACCAAGGTGTTAGTGTAGATCACGAGGGAAATTATGTTAAGTTTCCGAAAGTGACGTTTGCAGTACAGACGTTTTGGGGGCAGACAGATGTAACAAAAGATACTATCTTTTCATTTGCAAAATCTGATGGTGTAAACGGTACGTTTGATTCAAAGCAAAATATTTATACCGTCACATCACTTACAACAGACACTGGATGGATAGATGTTACCGCAAAGTATGTTACATACACAGCAAAGAAACGATTTAATATTGCTAAAGTTCGTGATGGTAGTCCGGGGAGAGTATATCTGTTGGAAACATCATCTTCTATTTTAAAAAAAACACAGAATGGAGATGTAATACCGGACGAAATCACATTCAAAGCTTCGTATCGTGACGGTACAGAGTCAGCGAAAACAGAATATCAAGGAATCTTTGTGATAGAAGAATCGAAAGATGCAAAGACATGGACCAAAACGTATGAAAGTTCAGAGAATGAAAGCACAATTACATTTCCATTTTATAACTGCTTAGAAGTGACAACAGGGAACTATTTAAAAACAAATGCAGGTAGCATGATAGTTGTCAGCAAGAGAAACATGAAAGACATCATCTATGTACGATGCAGACTTTACACACCAGACAAAAAGATAATACTTGACGAAGAATCAATACCGTTGGTTATGGACGTAGAAGCATTGACTCATGAACAGATATTTAATCTGCTGACCAACGATGGAGCAATTAAAGGTATCTACAAAGAGGGAGACCAGTTGTATATATCCTTTACATACGCAAAAGGTGGAGAACTTGCACTTGGCGGCAAGAACAACGGAAACGGTGTCTTTAAGATGTATGACGAGAACAACAATGTTATTGGCACATGGGACAAAGACGGCATTAACGCCACAAAAGGTACATTTAGTGGAGAACTTAAGGCTGCGACTGGTACGTTTACAGGAGAACTAAACGGAGTCACTGGAACATTTAGTGGAGAGCTTAAAGCCGCATCTGGAACATTCAGTGGAATATGCTCGAATGTGGATAATGTATATACATCTAGTTTAAATCACGGTTGGGTCGAAATACTGAGGAATGGAGAAAGGACGGCATTTATGTCTGGTCGTGCAGTATACCAAAACAAATATGGGATGGCACTGCATGGGAAAAGCATTATCGTTCTTGGTTCTCCGGTTCTTGGAGTAACAGACTACAACGAAGATGGTGGAACAAATGAAGTTAGTATTGGTCAAACAGTTGAGATACCAATTGTTAAAAGCATATCAGCTACTTCAAACGGAATAATAAAATCAATGGTAAGTGGAAAGCTTATCTTTACAAAAGGGCTACTGACAAATTATTCAAAGTAATGTAGGGGGATATATGAACATAGATATGACATTTTCCGTACTGTCGGAAAATCTTAGCACAAAAATAAATACAATCATCACAGAAGCAATGCAGAATGGTGCCACACTGGACGTTGTGGAAATGTCCTTGATTAAGGTACATAACGATGTGCTGATGCAGAAAAACAGGCTGTATGCAGGGATGATAGAGCAACCTACTGAAAAAGAAATTGAGTTTAAAGACCAGAAAGCATTGAAAGAGTTTTTGGAGAAATCTGGTGTAGAAGTAAAAGAGGTGGATGCAAATGGCAAAGATAAATGATTTACCGATATTGCCTAATCCGACAGAAGATATGTATTGTCTGGTTGGGAAAGATGATCTAAAGAAAGTACCATGGTCTGCGATTATGGGGCAGATTGGTTCCCCTTATGTTGCAACATCAATATCACAAATGACAGATAAGACAAGGGTGTATGTCTATTATGGAGAAGAAAGTGGCTATATAAAAGGTAACTGGTACTATTGGAACGCCAATACATCAGCTTGGACTTCTGGGAAAAAGTATAACAGCGAGGGTATAGTTACAGATGAAACGCTTGCAGTACCTGGAAAGGCTGCGGATGCCAAAGCTACAGGAGATAAGATTAAAAAAACAAAAGAAGATTTAGAAAATGCATTAAAAGACATTGATGTTACAACAGACACAACCTTGACCAAAACTGGAAAAGCTGCGGATGCCAAAGCCACAGGAGATGCCATAAAAAAAGTAAAGGAAGATGTGGCGAACATTGATGTTGCTACAGATACAACACTTGCAGTATCTGGAAAGGCTGCGGATGCCAAAGCTACAGGCGATAAGATTAAAAAAATATCAGACGATTTAAAAAATACCATGCCATATTATCCAATCGCAACAGAAGAACAGGCAAGGGCAGGAGTAGACGATACCGTTATGATGACTCCATTAAAAGTTGCTATGGCTTGCGAAGAATTTGGTGGTTCTGGTGGTGGCGGTGGAAACATCAATGTCGCCACATTAAAAAGTAGCTTTATTGGCGGAAATTATGCGTATGGTTCGCCAATAGATATCCGCTATCGTTTTGCATCCCCAGTATCTGGAGATGGAACATTGCATGTTATGGTGGATTCTGTCGAGACAGTTACAGAAACAGTACCACAGGGAACAAACAGGGTTACACTAAATGATTTAAATAAAGGTAACCACACGATCACGATGTATGTCGTAGATGCATCAGAAACATTTACAGATACACTTAGCTTTAGTGTTAGAGTTGGAACACTTGATATTACATCTACATTTGACGATAGTACAGATTTCAACATCGTAAATGTTATAAAGGTACCAATCACGATCGACACGATTTCTATTGACCCGATATATCTGGTACAGACGATTGACGGAGTAGAAACAAGACTTTCTGCACAAAACGGATACAACGTTATAACTCTGCCAACAATGAGTGCAGGGGCACATAAAGTATTGTTCCATGCGGAATCTGGTTCCTACAAATCACAGACATTAACATATAACATCATTATTGAAGATGCAGATAATCTGACGTTAATAACTGATTTTGACACAAAAACAATACAGTATAAAGATATGTTAGAAATTCCATATCGAGTGTCCATGAAAGGGCAGACAAAATTTACAGCTCAGTATTTTGTTGATGATGTAGTTGTGAAAGAAGTTGAAATCCCATCTGGTACTAATGTTTGGGCCACAAGCACATTAGATATTGGTGCACATACTTTGAAAATCTTAGTCACAACAAAAGATGGAAGTAAATCTGCATACATTGAAGAAAACGTGATTGTGCAGGCAAGAGATTATACGCCAATGGAACCAGTAAAAGATGCTTCTTTGCTTTGTTGGTTTGATGCAACAGGAAGAACAAATCAAGATGTGGGTAAAGAAACATGGACCGATAAATCTGGAAAAGGCGTTGTCGCAACACTGCACAACTTCAACTACAACACAAACGGTTGGGAAAACAATGCTCTGAAATGTAACGGACAGGCTTATGTAGAGATTGACTTAGAAGCGTTAGCTGATAATGCCCCATACGGAATGACCGTGGATATCCGATATAACACAAGAGATGTAGGTAACCAAGACGCGTGTGTATTAGAGATGAGAGGTAATGATACTTATAGTAAAGGTTTTGCAATAGATACTGAGTATATGTATATGAACTCTGCATCATCTCAGTTAAAGAGTACGGTAGAACAAGATAGTATCTCAAAAGCAACTTTTGTTATTGATCGTGACAATAAGATTGCAAAAATCTATAACAACGGTGTTCTGACAGAAACATTCTTGATGCAGGACAGCGAAAATTTCACAAACAACACAAAGATATTCTTAGGAGCAAAACTTGAAACAGTCGATTCAAAATGGGTTCCTAATGTGTTCGGAAATTGTGAGATTTATAGTTTCAGAGTGTATGCGAGAGCGTTAGATAGCGAAGAAATCGTTAAGAACTTTGTAGCCGATATTCCAGATATGGATGAACAGCAAGCAAAATATCTTCTTAACTACGAAAATGCTATGCCTACGATGTATTTCTACGGAGATACTTCGGCAATGACGAAAGAAAACAAAGTACCGCTTAGGATTAAATATATATCTGGTAATGCGGATGAATATGGAGCTTCTTTTGATTTAGAGAATTGTCAAGTTGGATGGCAGGGAACATCTTCCTTGCAGTATGCAGTAAAGAATTACAAAATCAAGCTAAAGAATCCAGATGGAAGTAAATATAAGTATAGTCCGTTCAAGAATGGAATCTTGGAAGATACATTCTGTCTGAAAGCTGATTATATGGAAAGTTCTCATGCAAACAATACCGGAATGGCTAAATTTATCAATGACGAATTATACGATACAAAAGTACCACCTCAGCAAACAAATAGTAAGGTCCGTACAGCGATCAACGGATTTCCAATCCAGTTATATATTGCAAAGGATTCTGCATCAACACCCGTGTATATGGGCGTATTTAATTTCAATCTTGATAAAGGATGTAACAAGTCATTTGGATTGGATAACGAGGTTACTGGACAGGAAAACTGTATATCTTTTGAAGTATCATCAAACTCTGATACATCAGCAGGTGCGTTTAAGAACGACACAGATGAATCTTTACGTACAGACTTTGAATTGAGATATCCAGACGAAGATGATTGCACATCTGAACAGATTACTGAGAAGTACAACGTATTGAAAAGACTTGTTACTTGGGTAAAAAATGCAGATGAAACAACATTCAAAAACGAGTTAGAACAGTATTTCAACAAAGAATATCTACTCAAATATTTCTTGCAGGTACATCTATTCGGAATGGTTGACAACTTAGGCAAGAACATGATGTTAACCACATGGGACGGAAACATCTGGTATCCGCAGTTCTATGACCTCGATACACAGCTAGGTCTTGACAATACCGGATATTTGAAGTTTTACAGCGATATTGATATCACAGAGGGTGTTTATAATACATCTGGGTCTAAATTATGGACGATGGTTCAAAATGTGTTTGCGGACGAATTATCTACGATGTACAAGAAGCTTAGAACATCTAAATACAGATTAGATAATATCTTGAAATACTGGTATGACGGACAGGTAGCACAAATCGGAGAACTACAATATAACAAAGATATGGAAGCAAAATATATCAAGTTTAAGAATGATTACCTGTTCATGCTGCATGGTAGACGAAGCGAGCATATGAAAAAATGGGTAAAAGAAAGACTGTTATATCTTGACACCATATACGGTTATGAAGAAGATACGAAAGAATCTATCACAATTCGTGCGAACACTACTGCAAACATCAATCTTGATATTCTTACATATTCCCCACAGTATCTGACAGTAAGGTGGAGAAATGGAGTAGAACAGAGGTTAAAAGTCGGTCGTGATACTAACGGTATGATGAAAGCTACAAGATTTAACGGAACTCTTGCGACAGCAACAGACCAAGAAATCATCATCTACAATGCAAAGCAGATTAAAAAGATTGATGGACTGACAAATGCAAATCCATCAACATTGAACCTTGTGGAAGCAAGTCGATTGGTAGAGGTAGATTGTCAAAATGCGAAAGTGCTGAATGATATTCGTTTGAACGAAAACAATAAGTTTATTTCAAAGATAAAACTGAACGGCTGTACAAAATTAGGAGATACATCAACAGGAAAATCGTCTGTATTGGACTTATCAATGTTCGCAATGTTAAGTGAGGTTAATCTAAACGACACGTTACTTACGAACATCTTGTTCCCTACAAATGGATGTAACTTAAAGACACTACAGATAACGTCAAGTAAATTACAATCATTGTCTTTGAAAAATATGCCATTGTTAGGGCTATTATCCGTTAATAAAGATGCGATATTGTCAGAGTTTACAATCGAGAACTGTCCAGAAGCATATATGCGGTATGATATGCAAAAAGGAAGAAAAACAGTTCTTATAAGGTCAGAAGCAATATCAATCAGTGGTTCTCCTAAAATATTTACTGACGACGATGTTGTATCGATAAATATTACTAGTACAGATAATGGTAATAATAATAATAATACCCCATTGTTAAGAAACCTTAAGTTATGTGATATTGATAATATTCCTATATTGTTGATAAGCGGTACAGGAGCACAAGGTAATTATAAAGAAACACACATTGAATCTTTCAAAATAGATTGCGGTATTGGGTTCTTGAGATTGTATGGTATGGGATTCAAAACAATGCAAGAGCAGATGGACATTAACATGGAACGAGTTAAATGTCTCATGTTAAAGCGATTTACAAATATCAGAAGCGTTCATCTAACATCAAAAATGAACGGTGTTTATATTGCTAATGAAGTTATTTGTGGAGAAACTTACTCAAATGGATATTTTTACAATAATGTGTTTGGTGCTGGAACTAGCAGAGATAATGGAAATTATAACAATGCAACGAAACTTGAATCTATTTATATGGATAATGCAGAAGTGACCGATACTATAGATTTTTCAAGTAATCCGAAAATGGGTATGTTAGCGTTAGATGAAACTGTGATACCAGAGTCAATCGGAAAAGTGATTGCGAATTGCGATTTCACAGCATATAAAACTCCAGAATGGATGTATAACGGATATAATGCTCGTTTCTACCTACCATCAACATTTGAGGTTGAAGGATATATCAAGACAACAAGTGCCGATAAATTATGGGCTAAAACATCCACAAATACAGCATATCCACCTCTCCGTAATTTTGAGAAATTGACGTTAGAGTTAGATGATGATTTCAACGATTTAGCTCAGTTTTTCAACAATTTCAAAGCCTTAGAGAAATTACCAGATTGTATCACGCCAGAGGTGATTGGCAAATGTAATAGCACTTACGCGATGTTTAATGGATGTACTGCGTTAACCGACATTAATCGTTTAGAGGGAGCTGATATTAATTTTAATACAGATTCAATGTACGAGAACTTTCGTAATTCATTCAATGAAGTTAAAGGACCTTTTACATTAGGAAATATTACTTTGAGTGCTATGCATGGCAATGGTTATGGTATGGGTAATTTATTTGCAAAAAGTGGATTGACTTCGATTGGAGATATAACTATTAATATTGCAGGTGTTTATGATGTGGGTGGTATGTTTTTTGATTGTAGCTCATTAGTATCTGTCGGAAATATTACTATTACTGATTTCACCGATAAAAAAATATGGTTAAGTAGTTTGTTCAGAAACACTCCATTATTAAAACAGGTTAAAGGGTTAACTATTAACGCTCCAAATGCTACAGAAATAAAATGTAATAGTGTGTTCCAAGGTAGTGGTCTAACGGATTATTCGAACATTAACCTACCATTAAATGCAGAAATGAATAAGATATTTAGAGATTCATCGTTAACATCCATAGAATCTATTCCGAATTATAAAGAAGTGATTCGTACTGCTATTAATTTAGGAGATGCTTTCGGAAATTCTCAAATAGAAAGTGTGCCAGACCTTGTAATAGATAACTCCCCAACACTTTCGTTTATATTCTATCAATGCAGTAAACTAAAAGAAGTTGGGAATATTACAGGAAATGCCAACATAACGAGCATAAGTGATATTTTTAGAGGATGTCCTAAATTAGAACATATATCTAAAATATCGCTACCGAATGTCAATGGTTCTGGTTCATATGTTTATGCTAGGTTGTTGTTAGATTCTGGAACGCAAAACACAAGTGGAAAAATTATAATCGATCATTTAAACTTTGGTAATATCCTATCTCTACGTAAAGAGCAGGCAAAAAAAGAAGTGTATGATAATATGTTCGGATTTGGTGGTAGCGGTTCGCTATCATCAACAGTAGAAATCAATTTTCAATGTGATATCGGAACGGTTATCGAATACACTAATTTGTTTAGTAATTCTGTTAGTCTACCAGACGTAGAAACACTAAACAGCTTTGCAGACCACGCACTTACATTAGACAGTGCTTATACGTTAAAGGTTTCTAAAAATATCTATAGCTTATTTACATCGGAAATATTAGCTAAGTTATCAGCTAAAAACTGGACGATTGCATCAGCGTAGGAGGTGGTAGAAGTGAGAATAGAAGTAAAAAACAATATCACATATCTCTATCCAGACAGCGGAAAACGATTGAAAATGTTAAATGGTACGGATACATATAGCGTTTTGATTCTTGCAAAAGACGACACGCAAGACAATTACGAAGAAGTGGATTCTTTGTGGGAACCAGATTTACCAGAAACATCACCAGAAGTACCAGAAGTACCAGAAATAACACCAGATGAAAACGGTAAGATAACCTATGAAGATGCACAAAAACTGGTAGATACAATAAAAGAAATGCAGTCACGAATGGTAGACATGCAGGAATCAAATACCATGCTGACAGAATGTATATTAGAAATGTCGGAAGTGGTATATGATGCATAGATTGATATTCAAGTTATTATACGGAAAGGAGGGCGAAACGATGATGGCTATGTTATGGGCACAGCAGATTATGATTGGCAAAAAGACATATGCACAGGTACCCAAACTGTTAAAAGAGAAAGTAAAAGAAATCTTAGTTGACAGTGGGTGCGAAGAACTAACAACGGAATAAAAAAACCCCCTACAGTTTGTAGGGGGAAAGTATAAAATTTGAAGATTAAGTATGAAAAAATCTTCAAATACATATTAACATAAATTTCCACAAAAAGAAAGGAGAAACTATGAATCTCAAATTACGTTTCAAAAATAAAGCAACATTAGTAGCATTGGCTTCTGCCTTAATCGCATTTATCTATCAGATTCTAGGCATCTTAGGTATCACAGCACCAATCGCACAGGATGCAGTATCACAGCTTGTAGGTATCATCCTTAATATCTTAGTGACTGTCGGGGTATTGGTGGACCCAACGACAAAGGGAATCGGGGATAGCGAGCTTGCAAAGAACAAGACGGATATTGCTGAGGTAATCGAATATAAGGAGGACTAATATGGCAAATACGGTAGACAAGCTTCTTACAGTAGCTAAAAGAGAAGTCGGATACTTAGAGAAGAAAAGCAACAAGAATCTAAACAGCAAGACAAAAAACGCAGGTAGCAACAATTACACTAAGTACGGAGCATACTTTGGCATTAACGGTACCGATGCCTACTGGTGTGACATGTTCGTGGATTGGTGTATGGTGCAGGCATACGGTAGGGATGTAGCAAAAAAACTCTTACATGGATTTAGTGCATACACTCCAACATCAGCACAAAAATTCAAAGACAATGACCAGTGGCATAAAACACCACGGATTGGAGATCAGATTTTCTTCAAGAACTCTCAAAGAATCTGCCACACTGGGATTGTGTATGCAGTCACAGACGAGATGGTGTTTACGATCGAGGGTAACACATCTAATGGAACAGCCGTTGTACCAAACGGTGGTGCTGTATGCAAGAAATCCTACGCAAAGAGTAACAGCCGTATTGCAGGATATGGACGACCTAAATATGATAACGTAAAAGTATCATACAGCGTTGTAAAAAAGAACTCTTCCAAGAATGCGATCAAGTGGTTACAGAAGAAGCTGAACGCAAATTGTACATACGCAAACGAACATCCATTAGCTATTGATGGAATCTGGGGAGCAAAGACAACGCAAGCCTTGAAGAAATACTGGAAACAGTTAGGATGGAACACGTCTGGAACATATGCAGGAAAGAAAACTTGCACAGCTTTGAAAAAAAATCGAAAAAAGTAGTTGCAATGTCGAAAATGATGTGATATTATAAACAACGTTGAAGCGAGAATGTTCCATTTTCGTTCCAATCAAAATCGAGAACAATAGAGTTTATGCGGTTTAACATAGATTTGATTCCTTGACTTTTAATCAAGTTGTCCGGGGTTCGAATCCCCGCACGCTCATTGTTGTAAGAGATATGATTTTAGAGAGATTTAGGATCATGTCTCTTTTTTGATGTATGGAAATATGCTATCATTAAATTAACAAAGCAAAGAAGAAATATTATGTACGCATTCGTACCTATAAGAAAGTTGGATTCAAAAATGTCTATTCAAAATGGCTGAATGTAAAATCGGCAAAAACAAAGTAAGAACCAGTACTAAAAACACAAAAATGGCTGTATCTGCGGGAATTAAGTAGACACAGCTATTTTTGTATAAAAATACTTGACAGGAATACCAATACTTGATATACTATTCAAGCAGTCGACAAGAAAACAAATGCTTGTTGTTTTGCAATATGCGGATGTGGCGGAATTGGCAGACGCGCTAGATTTAGGTTCTAGTGTCTACGACGTGCAGGTTCAACTCCTGTCATCCGCAGTATTTTTTTGTCTAACAAAGAAAAATAAAATAAAATGAAAAAAGTTCTTGACAATCATAACAGAACGTAGTAACATATATCTTGTTGTGAACGACAAAAACACATAACACTTACGGGGTGTGGCTCAGCTTGGCTAGAGCGCTTGATTTGGGATCAAGAGGTCGCAGGTTCGAATCCTGTCACCCCGATTATAAGCGGGTGTAGTTCAATGGTAGAACTCCAGCCTTCCAAGCTGATCACGTGGGTTCG